AGGGCAAGGGTCATTTGTTTTTGCAGTTTCATCACATAAATTTGCTTGAGAAGTAAATGGACCTAAACCATTTAATGTGGCAGAATAATAAGCAGTACCACCAGTAATTGGTGCATCTAAATCAAAATCAAAAGTGGTAGTAACATTTTGACCTTGTTTAGGAGCATCATTATCAATAGTTACAACAAAATTTTTAGCAAGATCTGTTGCAGTAGAGCATGATTGTGCGGAGGTAAGATTAGTACGAAGATATTTACCAGAACTAATAACGGCGAGAGAAGAAAGAAGTAAAGCTAACATTTTATATATAATAATTATATAAAATATTTAATAAAGTGGTGGTTGAATTAAATCTTCAACAGGTAATGCAACATATTTATATTCACCATTATAAATACCAGTATGAAGTTTAATGATATCACCATCTAATAATTCTCTTTGGTGTTTAATAGGTAATTTTATTTCATTGTTATTTATATCGTTTCTTGAAAAATAGTAATCATATTGAGTACTACCTACATATTTTGGTCTACCAAATAAAGATAAAATATTTGTATCATCATTTACTTGGACTAAATATCCTTTCATTTGATAAGGAGGAGGATAACCACGTGTAGGATTTCTAAAATAACCATTATATGCCATTTGTAAATATCTATTTTCAATATCATTATCAGAGCGTTGTTCTGGAGGATATAATGGATCTTCTAATTCTAAACGGTCACGTTCATATACAATTGGATTGGTATATTTTGGATAACTTTTATCAGGGAAAGAAGGATATGGTGGAGGATATATTTCAGATTCAGTTTCAGTATTTTCATCAGGACTAGAACAAGAATTAGTATTTTTTTCACTACTGCATGAGTCAAATTCAGGAAATTCATCTTTTGAACTATTTTTATTAGAATAATCTATTACATAATTATTTGAAGTAGATGAATATTGATTAGTATTTAATGTTTTAGTATACATATATACAATTGTAACAATTATAACTAAATAAATTAAAATATTAAATAATCCTTCGTCTAATATAAAAGTATTCGACATATAAATAGAAAGGAAATTAAAAATAAATTAATATAAAATATGGAAAATCATCCTTTAATATTTCATATTTCAGGGATTACAGATTTATACAAAGATCAATTGATGAATAGATTGAAAAATTTAAATAAGTTTTTAATATTTAATTTGGATAGTGAAACAGAGAAAATATATAAATTACCAGAGATTCAATCAAAATTAAAAGATATTAATGAAGTGAAAACAACTACAAGAAAAAAACTAGAATCAGAAGTAAATGATATATGGGTAGTAAAACTAAATGATTATATTAAAAAACTAATCAAAGATACAGAAACGAAAAACTGTTTTGGAATAATATTCATAGGAAATACAATTAATATGAAATATATTAAAAATAAAGTTATTATACCGTGTTATCAAAAATTCTTTTTACAAGTAAATTTTGAGCATAACGCAAAAGAAATTATAAAATATAATTTAAAAAAGCATCATGATGATATTGTAGAAGGTGTATTTCCATTAAATTATATTAATTTAGATTTTTTAATGAATACAAGAGAACAGTTACAATATGCATATGGAAAATTAGGTTATAATGTAAGTAATATAGATGGAATAGTATATTATTTTCAAAATGGTATTCATGATAAGAAACCAGAATTATTATATGTAGTATTACCTGATAAATATGAAAAAATAATTAATCTTAAAAAGAAGATATATGGATTTTCAGAAGATTGGATAGCATTATCAAGTATAGCAAATGGAATAGATAGAGGATATGAAGATGGATTACCATATATTAAAGAAAAAGAAAAAGGTGCATTTAAAAATTTAGAAGTTGAATGTCATGTGTATGTGGTGTCATCTACAAATTTTTTATCAGTGCAGAATAGTAAAATGAAATTTGTAACAGATAGACCGATTAAAATTATTAAAAGTATGGAAATACAAAATATATTAAATAAATTGAAAGAATTAAAAATTAACTTAAGATAAAAATAGTATTGTTTTTATGTTCCAAGTAGCTACTTTAAAAGAAAATAAGTTTGAAGACTTTAAGAATTCATTATTAGCAGAGCAAGAAAATGCACTCATACTAATTGATTTCATTAAAACAAATGATTTAAAAAAATGTATGAAAGATTATTTTGATCCAGATAATACAAAAGAACAAATGGATTTGAACACATTAGATATATTATATACAAGAACGCATACATATCAATTAATTCATAGCTATGAAGGTGAAGAAAATTATATTGCATCAGTATTTAATTACAAAAGAAAACCAATAAAAGGAAAAGTATTATTTGGTAAAGTTAAAATAGAAGATGTTGATAATTGTATTTTATATGACCAGGAAGATATTACTATGGAAGATGTTGGATTAATATTAAAAGATTTGTTTATTCATAAGGGATACAAAGTAACTGATAAATTAGAAGAATTTAATTATAATAATAAAATGGTTATTGAAAACAATGAAGATATACAAAATTTACCATATCAAGATGTTAAAGTATTTGGAATACCATTTAGAATATATTATAAAGAAGGAGTTAATACAGGTAAGACATCATTTTTGAATAATATTGGATTATTCTTGAATAAAAAAATTAGTGAAGCATATATTATTTCAGTAGTATATCCTCAATGTAAATGTTTATCATTAGATGAAAAAATGGTAAGACAATTTATTGATATGATTTGTTTAGCAGATGAAGAAGAATTAAAACAATATTCGATTGAATATGCAACTGCAAATAAAAATCAAAGGAGTGATAACATATATATAGCATTTAATGATTTTTATGAAAAATTAAAGAAAATAGTTTAAATGCGTTAAAAAGATTCTAAATAAATAATATATAATATTATATGAGCGAAGATTTAAAAGAAGATATTATTAATGACATTAATCGTTTACTTAGTAAAGAATCTGATATGCATGGAAATGTACAAGAAAATCGTCATACACAACAAATGAATGAGCTTTCACCACAAGCAATTGCGCATATGCAAAAGCAAATGCATCAACAACAAATGCAACAACAAATGGAACATCAAATTCCACAAATGCAACAAATGCCACCTATTCAACATCATATGCCATCTCAAATGCAACACTCTGATGAATTATCACCACAAATGATGGCACAATTACATCAAGCACAACAACAACAAATGCATAAACAATTATTACAACAACAAATGGCACAACAAATGCAACAAGCACAAGCACAAGCAGAAGAAAAACCATTACCACCACCAATTTTAAAGAAGCAAGTTGTTGAACATTTAGATGCGAGTAGTACAAGTAATTCAAGTACAATGGATATGGTTAAAGATACATTTTTTGCATATAGAGATCCATTAGTATTATTATTATTATTTTGTGTAGTATGCACACCTCAAGTGAATAATGTGTTAAATAGAATACCAAATACATCAGATTTATATTCATATCCTAACTATTTAGGTATATTATTAAGAGGTGTATTATTAGTAGGTACATATTTAACATTAAAGAAATTGAATTTTATTTAATTTATTGATATAGAAATATTAATAAATCAAGATGACTGCTATTTTATCGAATATTAATGAAAAGGTTGTAGAATATTTAGATGATACTATTAAAAATCCAATATTAAAAAAAGTAGTATTAGAAGAATTAATGTTATGTGATACATTACAAACAATTATCAAAGATTATTTCAGTGAAAAAATTGTGATGGATGTATCTAAATTGAAGAATCTTACTAATTTAATAAATTCTATTCCAAAAGTTTCTATTGTAAAAGATTATAAAAAAAATAATTCAGAACAAATAGATTTTCATGATAATATTATTAAGACTTTAGGAAAAAGTTTTGTCGAATTATCAATTGATGAACAATTATATATAATTTTAAATATTACTGATGATAATATAGCCTTTTTTAAGGAATTATATACTCATCCAACAATTGGACAAATTTTGAAGCATTTAATTTCAACGATAGGTTTAAAAATTACAAGTGAAGATGATTTGGTAAAATTTATTAATGCATGTTCATTAATTGATAAGAATATTTCAACAGAATTAATTAAAAATTATATCAATCTTAATTTTGCTGATTTAATTACATCAGATAAAATTTTAATATGCATTTTGAAATATCATAATAATAGTGTAGGAACATCATCATGGTTAAGAGATGAGTATCGTAAGATAATTGGAAATGCATTAAAAATTAAAGTTGAATCTATTAAAAATAAGATAGATACAATGAAATTAGATAATATGGAAGTTGCATATGAAATTTATAAACTTGGTAAAATAATTATAGATAGTGAAATAAAAAATTTACCAGAACAGGAAGATGGATATATCTTTAAAAATAATATTATAATTAATTTTAGTAATGAACAGATAGAATATATTGTAAAAGTAATTCATACATGTATAGTGAATAAGAATATACCTCAAACAAAAGTACTTTTAGGGATATTTTATTATCTTAATACTGAATCAAGAAAGAAATTTATGGAATTATATAATAATTGGTTAACTATTAGAATTAATAAATTTGCAAATAGTTATATTTTAAATACAGAAAGAGAAATTTGGAATTTTAATAATAAATATGATATGATAATGAAACTTGTTGATATGGAAGACTATAAACGAAATATTAATAATATTAAATATAGTGATTACATCAACGAAGATTTAGAAAAATTAAAAGTAAAACACAGTGATAATGTTTTGAATATGAATAAAGTAAATATTAAATTACAAAATACAGTAGATACAACAGAAGTAAATTTATTTCCAGAAATTAGTTTTTATTTGAAAGGAATCGATGCATATCTCGCTCAACGTGCACCATTGCAAAATATTGTTCATGATACAAATAAATCAATAGTTACACTTAAAACACCACATGGTAGAATTAAATGTCCATTGATTATAGCATCAATGATAATGCATTTAAATAAAAAAGATTATACATCAAATGAATTAGCAGAGACAATGAAATTAAAAGAAGATGAAATCAAGAAACGATTGAATATTCTTATTTGCAATAATATTGTTGTTGATATTGGAAAATATAAATATGTAGAACCATATGGTGAAGTTGAATGTGATGAAATCTATAATGTGAATGTTAAATCAGATATTAAGGTATCTCGTTTTACTGATATTGAATTAACGATTGATTCACAAATCATGAAAGTGGTTAAAGCAAATAAAATTAATAAGATGGAATTAGAACGTAAAATTCAAGAATATTTGGGTGATGAATATATTAGAGCAATCTATTATAAACAACTTGAAAGCTTGAAATCAAGAATGTTTATTGAAGAGAAAGATGATACCATATCGTTTATCTTATAAAGTTGAAAATTTATTTTATTCTTACAATATACAATTATATAAATCAAAATGAGAAATCCTTTGTATCCATTTGAACAGATAACAAATCATTTTTATAATTTTTCGAGATGTTTAGTTATAACTCTAAAGAATAATCCTGAAAAGTATATGGAGGATATTTTTTTGGAAGAAATAGATAATACTAAAAAAGAAGAATATATTAAATATGTAAATCAAAATTATGAAATTCATGTAGTACCAATGTTGGTAGTTAGGTCTATCGTACAATATTATCAAAAATATATTTTCTTTTCGGTAACAGAAGACGATATGTTATTATTTGATTTTAAGTTAATTGATTATGAAGATAAACCAATGTCATATTATTTAAATGAATTAGTTACATTTTTTCCTAATCATAATTGGGAATGGTTTTATAAACAAATTCAGCCTTTTATATTAGATGGATTGAAAGAATTATGTAATTATGTAAATACATGCACATGTGATCTTGTAACAATGATTCAATCAAATGAAATGGTAACTGCACTTTATAATATTAAAAATAGTCGTGATGTTTTACATTGGACAGATATTTATAAATGTCAGATTAATATTACAAATCAATGGATTAGTCGTGATATGAAATTTTCAGATGCAAAAGAAATTTCATGTGGTAAACAAAAAGAAATGGAAGACAAGTGTGATGATTATATGAAGAATGTTGTTAATAAAAATAAATTTGTTGATGCTAGTTCTGGTATTAAAACTCATAAATATAATTTGTATTATTTAGATGAGTATACTAATCTTCCAATTGATAATTATTTATTAAAGTTAATGAGTAAGGGTGAACAGTATAGAAGTTTAATTATATCATTAATCAAATGTATTTTGGTGAGTAAGAAATATACTCATTGTATTCTGAAAAATACACAAATTCTCCAATGGTTAAAAGATAATGCAAATATTAATGATTATATGAAAGAATTTGGTTATGCATGGTTAATGATGTATCTAGAAA